GTAAATACACTACCCCGAATACAGAACAACACCCTTGATAAAGAGGGGTTCTGATTGACTTAGTTGTTCTACTGCACACTTAATCCCGCAGCCATCCTCATGGTCGCGGCTATATCTGATGGTTGTTTTCCGACTGTTAATGTCATAACAGAATCGTCAGTTGAAAACTGCCAACCGACTGAGAATAATTCTTGTCGACCTGCTAGTCCCCCATCGACAGATGCGAAGTCCATTATATCTCCCGCTCTCAAATCGAATCTCTCTGGCAGCCCTTCTACTATCCATTGACTGTACGCAATTCCTTGCCTCATGAGTATCTGCCTACCAAGAGTTTCAGCGTGTGCAACAGTCGTAACGCCAGTATCTTTTACGTACCGATGAACAGGTCTTTCACTTGTCAATGAGACAGTAGCGCTAATATCTAATTCTTCATTTTCAACAGTAACTTTGTTGAAGAAGTCATCATCGTTTGTAACTCTCTCAATCATAGTTGGATAAAAGTCGTGAGGAACAGTAGTCTTTGGAACGCGACCTGCTACGTAAGGGGTAACATTAGAATCGTGAAGTTCTTTCTTCTGGGCTACGTGAACGTAACCATAAGCGTCTGCGTAGATTTGATATTGTACCGGACCTGAGTTCACAAAACTCAGCAGAGTTTGAATTGCTGCTAATCTCGTCTTACCCTTAAACTTCAAACCAGTTGGTAAATTAAATCGGAAGTCAGAGATGATGCGGGCGATAGGTGGTTTGTAACTTGATTCAGCAACTATGGATTTAATCATAGTAGAAATATTACCATTGGCGTGAGCAGGTTCTTCCGTGATATATTCATTTGTCAAGAAGCCCAGTGCATCAAGACAAGTTAATCTAATATTGGTTGATGTTTCTTCTATCCCTGCTACATAACCCGTGAATATCAATGGTGGATTAGACCACATACGTGGGGCTAAGTAAACTTGAATCGTTTCTCCGACTTCTGCTATGCCGCTCCTTCGTCCCGCAACAGATGATATGTTGATTGTTAATTGTCGTGGTGTGTTCAAGTTATCCTTTGAAGAAATCGACTTAACACCATGTAAGGGTCTACTTCCATTAACTAATACAACAGGTGTCTTTGGTGTTGCCTCATCTTCTGCTATCTGCCCGTATATTGTTCGACCCAAGACCTGCCTTGACCTAACGAAGAAAACTTTGTGAGGCCAGTTGTTTCTTAGATTTCCTAGTTGAAATTGTCTTGGTCTATTCATCCATTGTAGACCTTCTGGATTCCAACCGCCATTGCTGTAACCCAATGTTCCTAGATTGAATGTTGGGTTTGGTAAAACTGATGTTGGATAATTACCTTCGGTCGGTCCTGTTGTAAATGCAAAACCGCCACGTGGTCCACCGCCACGTCTGCTCGTCAAATCGTACTGGTCTGGGAATATCGACGCAGATGCGTAGAGATAACCGAAGCCATCGGTTGCCCCGGTGTACCCGGTGTGAAGATGAGGGTCGAATGGTTTTGGTGATGCGAGATTAGTATAACAGTAAGTTGTTGGTCCGCTTGTCGTCCATTCATTTGAAGAAGCCGTCATCGTTTTTGGGTGTGGGATTAAACCAAGACCGAAGTCCTGTGGGTAGTGAGCAGGTCTGTTAATATCTTCTTTGTCAGCGACGGTCATAGCGTGTTCCGCTACTGTATCTCTTGCTCTATAATTCAACCACTGAACCTCAGCCCATGTTCGAGAAACGAACCGAGCAATCGCTGTCCTCGGTCTGCGTGGGTCTTGCCCTAATTCCTCGACGAAATCTTTCAAATTATCTGGCGGGGTAATGACAAACTCATCGTCATTAGGGTCTCTAACGATGCGAACATACCGCTCGGCCTCATCATCCATGCTTATAGACGGTAAAGTAAAGTTATTTACCGTATGCTTAATATTACACTTAGGTCTCGAACCGCTTGTGAGAGTTTTAACACCGACGAAAGGATATGCCCTAGTTAGACGATGGGTCCCAGAACAAACAACAACAAGTGGAATATTATTACAAGACGAAGCAGCATCATATGGCTTCGGTGTGATAGAAGCAATAACACCTTATCATGAAGAATCTAACTATAAAATAGGCGATATTGTTTTGATAGAGAAAGACTCTGGTACATCATTACAGTGGAACGGAAATGTTTGCTTGATGGTTAGAACCGTGAGCATAATAGGGGTGGTCGAATGAAGCGTTCAATCTATGGAGAAGAAGCAAGAGAAGCATTGATGAGAGGAATAAACGAAGTTGCTAACTCAGTCAAGCCAACATTAGGACCTGCGGCTCGAACAGTTATACTAGAGAGACAGTATGGTTCTCCTATTGTAATCAATGATGGTGTTACTATTGCTAAAGATATTGATATGCAAGAGGACCCGTATGCCAATCTGGGTGTGCGTCTGATTCAAGAAGCAGCAAGCAAGGCTCAAGATAATGCAGGGGATGGAACAACTACCGCCTCTATCTTAACTCAATCATTATGCAATAAAGGATTAGTTGAAATGAAAACAGGTCGTAACCCAATACACATCAAGAAAGGTTTTGATAAAGCGGTTCAGATAGCAGTCAAGTCAATTGAAGATGCGGCTACCGATGTTGACGACACGTCTTTGATTCATGTAGCAACAATAGCAGCCAATAACGATGAAGCAATCGGCTCTCTGATTTCACAAGCATTTCAAACAGTAGGAAGAGATGGAATTGTCTCGATTGAAGAATCGAATGGTCTCGACACAACACTGGAAATTGTTGACGGACTTGAGTTTACTAAGGGGCTACTTAGTTCACATTTTATTACAGACCCGGAGAAACAAGAAACGTCGATGAAGAAACCTTTGATTTTAGTAACCGACGAAACCATTCGAACCGCTCAAGAAATTGTTGATGTTCTAAATTATGCAGTAGAAATGAAAAGACCGCTTTTGATTATCGCTACCAAGATGGAAGGTGAGGCTTTGGCTACGCTCGCCCTTAATGCTTCGCGTGGTGTTTTAGAAGTTGCAGCAGTAGAAGCACCTTCATTTGGTAATTCACGTGAAGAAATACTCACCGATATTGCTACGGTTGTAGGAGCAGTTCCGATTTTCTCCAGTAAGGGAATGTCGACTCAAAGGAACGGAATAGAATCTTTAGGTGGTGCTGCTTCAATCTCATGTACGATGAAGAAAACAACAATAGTTGGCGGTCGTGGTACAGAGGGAGATATTAACAAAAGACAACAAGCACTTATTTCTCAAGCGAATGATGCTGAAACTGATTGGGAAGCAGAGGCATTGAAAGCAAGAGCAGGTAAGATTTCCGGCGGTGTTGCAGTATTACACATCGGTGGTAAAACCGAAGCAGAGATGAAAGAAAGAATCGCACGTGTGGATGATTCATTGAACGCTACTAGAGCCGCTTTACAAGAAGGTATAGTGGTAGGTGGCTCTATCATGTATCTACGTGCTAGAGATGAGATACTAGATGCCTCAGACGACCATGAAGGCGACGAATGGCTAGGTATGATGATGGTTCATGATGCACTAGCAGAGCCGTTCCATCAGTTGTGTTTTAACGCAGGTGTTGATAGTGATGAAGCACTAGAACAGGTCATAGAAATGAATGACCCTAACTACGGTCTAAACGCTAAGACTTTAGAGTTTGGCGACCTTATAGAACAGGGTGTTATTGACCCTGCCAAGGTTGTCAAAAACTCACTGGAGACAGCCGCTTCGATTGCAGGGTTAGTCCTAACAACCGAAGTGCTTGTCGCAGAAGTCTAAGACATAAGTGAAGCCAATTCTTGCACACTTATTGTTCGGCCTTCATACGGTGGGTTAGCGATAGGGTCGAACACCCAAGCGTCCCCGTCTCGATAGTCGCCAGTCCAACCACACCCTTCGATGTGGCAGAGAGTTGATACTACGAATTGATGCCATACGTTGAAACTACCAGACCATTTTTCACCTTCATGCTCTCTGTGATTCCAGACAACAGTTTCGTTAGGGTTAGTGTGGTCGGTGCATACCCAAGATGCAGGGCGGCAGTCGCACCAGTCAGCCCAGTGTTCTAAGACAGTCATACCGCAGAAGTAAACATGGTCGTCTCTCACTTCGGCTCTTTCAGAGCGTCCAAAATGCTCTAATGATATATTCAATTCTCTAACGATGTATTCAGAATAAGTTTCTCCCTCATTCCTATTCCAACGTGCTTGTTGTCTTTCGTTCCAGTATTCTCGTAGGCTGTTTCGGTTGCTCATGTTCTATCCGAGTGTGCATTGGTATATAAGGGTATCTGTTATACAGTTTCACAAACACAAAGCGAACATCTTATATACCCCTAGCCCTACCGCAGTACATGAGTAACGGACGCTGCTACCAATGCGGAGAACAACACGAAAACATGCAAGAATACTGGGCGGGCGAATGGCGTATGGTTTGCGACTCATGTACCCAAGCAGAAATTAGCGGCGAGTCAATGTGTGCTTGCTTCTAAAACCCATGTCGGTTAGTAGTACCACTCACGGCATCTTGGTCGCCTATGCGGGTAATCAAAGCCCCGCTCCAAGGCCAGTACAAGGACGACCCTGCGTGTGGTGTCCTATACCAAGCCAATGGGTTAGTCGTCCAAGCCAAGTCTAGGTCTGCCGCATTATGCCCCCAGAATCTTTGGTAACGTAACTGTGGTGCATCGTGAGTGAAGTCCTCACTACCTGCAAGAGTTTCAGCAGCACCTAGTATAGTCCATTCTGTGCCATCAGTTTTCATTGAAGGTACAGATAGCCAACGGACGTTCATAGAACGGATAACATTCTCACTA